GGCTAACCAAGCAATCGCCCTTCAAGCCCGCGCACCGCAAGGCAACTTCTTGGCGCCTGCGATCCAGCAGGGCGCGCAGTTCATCAACATGATGTCGCAGCAGCGCGCTGCTGAACGTCAGGCGGCGGTGCAGCAGCAGCAAATGGATATGCAGCGGGCAAGTGCAGCGCGGGAGGCTGAATTGCAGCCGGATAGGGTTAAAAAAGCAGCTTACGAAGCGCTCTCGTCGCAACAGAAAGCTGTCCTAGAGTTTTTTGATTTAGCGGCTGAAGGGGTAAAGCAATCACGTACACCCGAAGACGCGGTTAAAATTGGCCAGTTTCTTAAATCGTCGTTTAACAGCCCAGAATTGCAGGGTATTGTTGACCAAACTTTAAGTTCTATGCCGAGCGACCCGGCGCTTTGGCCTGAGTGGAAAAAACAAACCGAGCTTCAATCATTGGACAGCAAAGATCGACTGACTGAAGAATTTACGACGCAAAATCTTGGCACCACTACCCGCATCGTTGCCACACCTAAGTATGGTGGCGGTGCGTCGCGCGTTGTCCCTGGTTCGGAAGCGGCGGTCACGATCAAGCCAACGGTCGTCAACGTGCCAGGGATCGGCGCGGTTATCGTAGACCCCAACACTTCGCAAGGCTATCCTGCGGCTGCCGGCCCAGTCGGCGGCTACACGCCGCCGGGTATTGTGGGCGGCCCTCGCGGCGGCGTTATGCCTGCCGCACCTATGGGCGCGCCCGCTCGCGGCGCTACACCCGTGGAAATTGCGCTTCAGACTAATCCTGGCGCTATGGAAGACAACGAGTATACACGTTCACTGCCGGGTTATGCGGGCGCTAGTGGCAGATTTGCTACGTTTGATACGCCGCAAGCAGGAATCGCCGCGCAGGAAAATATGTTGCGCCGCAGTTATGTCGGCAGAGGCATTAACACGGTAAACAAGATCATTGATAAGTATACACCGGCATCTAAGGAAAATCCAGAAGCTGGCCGTAATAGCTATAAAACTTACGTCGCGGGTAAACTGGGTATTGGTCTTGATACCCCGATTACCGCGGCGCAAGTTCCCGTACTTGCGGCGGCTATGCGTGATATTGAAACCGGCGCTAGACCCGGCGGAACACCTGTCCGCGGCGGCGCAACCGCGCCTGCTGGCGCGCCTAAAACCATTCAGCAAGCGGCCACTGCCGCAGAACGCGCGCGGACGGTTGAGCAGTTCAAGGAAATTACGGGAACTGATTTTACTTCTAAAACAGACCCTGTGGCTGATCTTATTAGAGGTTCAACAAGCGGCGGCGCGGAAAAAATGGGCGCGGACATCATTGGCTTCATACCAAAAGAATACGGCGGCGGCGCAACCCCCGGCATGAAAAATATTGCCGAGCTTGAAGTTATCGGCGCTGATTTAATGTTAATGTTAGCGCCCGGCGGCAAGTTGGGTGCCGGCATATCTAACGAAGACCGCAGGGTGTTTGAGCGGTTGAAAGGTAAAATGGAAGACCCGTCTGTTCCGGCAGACACACGTTTGGCTGCATGGAAGCAACTTAAAACAAAAATGGCCCGTCTTGCGGGCGTAGAAACGCCGGCGGCTAAGGGTGGCAACGCCGCACCGCAAAAGACGCCAGTAATTCCAACTTTGACGCCAGAACAGGTACGCGCCAACCCTAACATCAAGCGTTGGAGACGTTCGGACAACGGGGAGGTCATGGTTCGACAATGAAACAGAACGATCCTTACGCCGGGCTAGGCACTTACGAACAGGGCGGCGCAGACCCTTACGCGGGGCTGGGCGTTGTTGAGAAGGCAATGCCGCGCACCAAAGCCCCGCGCACAGGCATGGACAAAGCCACGCAAGTGGCCGGCGTTGCCGCTAACGCGCTGCTGCCCTACGCGACTGCCGCGGGCATGGGTGCGATGGCGGGCGCGCCTTTCGCCGGTGTCGGCGCTGTGCCAGGTGCTGCGGGCGGTGTGCTGGCCTTGGGCCTCGGCGATATTGGCACAAGCGCCTACAACCTTGCTGCGCCGCTGTTCGGCGGTCAGCGCGTCCCGCTGCCGTCTGAAGCCATGCAGCGCGGGTATCAGCAGATGGGCGCAACCCGCGCACCGGAAACGCCAGGCGAACAGGTGTTCAGCGATGTTCTGACCGGAGCCGTTGGCGGCGCGGGGCAAGCCAAGGCTTTCCAGACCTTGGCCAGCAAAGCAACATCGCCCCAAGCGCGAAACTTCATGCGCGCTATGGGCCAGAACATCCGCGGTCAAGCTGCGGCGGGCGCGGGCGCCGCGGGCGCTCCGTCGATTGCGACAAACTTCCTTGATGTGACAAACCCGGCGGCGCTGCTGGGTCTGGGTCTGGCGGGCGGCGGTGCAGGGTTCAAGGCCGGTACGCCTAAGCCAAAATTGGTAACTGCGGGTGAGATAGTAAAAGAGTCTTCCGATCTATACAAACAAATGAAAGCCGCAAACGTCAACATTGCCCCGCAAGCAATGACTGACTTGGCGACCCAAGTTCGCGCAGGCGTACAAAATTTACCGTATGATCCTGATACTGACGAAGTAGTCAATCAAGCACTAAAGATGCTTGATGTAAAAGCTGGCAAATCAATAACGTTTGATATGTTGGAAAAATTTAGGAGAAAAATTCGCGATCTTCCGTACAATAAAAGTGGCACTTCAAACGTTGACAGCGATGAACGTTCGGTAATCACGGTCATTGATGATCTGATAGATGACTTTATGGATGGTTTGACGCCAGCGCAGACAACGTCGGGCGACCCCGCCGCTGCGGCTGCGCTCATCAAACAAGCTCGCACCACCCGCGCAACAGGGTATAAAACTGAAACGATTGAAAATGCGTTTAAAAAAGCATCTGACGCTTCGTCGCCGCTGGACGCAACTAAATCATTTCCACAAGCGTTAAGGGATGAATTTCGTACTATATACAAAAACAAACGCACGTTTGCAAAGTTTGACAAACCTACTCAAGACTTAATTGAGAAAGTTGTCAAAGGAACCGCTACGCAAAAAACTTTGGTAATGTTGGGAAAACTATCTCCCAGCGCCCGCAAATTCGCAGATCAACTACCTATCTATGGCGCGGGATATGGCGGGTTGGCTACTTTGTCTCCTGAGGGTGCTGTTGCTTTAGGTGGACTTCAAGCTGCTGGCGCGGTCGCAAAAGGTGTATCCAACCAAATGACGCGCCGCCAAGCGAACCGCGCGCTTGTAAGCGCCGCCCAGCCCGGCGGCGTTATAAAGCCCGGCGGCCCAGGCTTCTACGTCTTGTCGCCTGTCGCGCAGCAGAACGTGATGGCGCAAGAACGCGCGCAACGCAACCAACGCTAACACAGACTTGATGAGGCGCTGACGTGACGACCATCGACCAGACCGAAGCGCGGCTGAACACGCATGAGGAGGTGTGTGCCTTGCGGTATGACGGCATCTGCGCGCGGCTGAAACGCTTGGAAAACATCGGCGTAGGCGCGGCGGGTACGATCATCATGCTGCTGATCACTATCGTAATGAAGATTAGCTAACCACCGCGGTCTGAAAGACTGCTTTGCAAGGTTATTTATGGCAGTCAATCAGTACGACGTTGACCCAGAGGGCGACGCCAAAATTGCTGAGTTAGCCGCCGATCTCGGCAGTCAGAACGCAGCAGCACTTCGGCTGAACATCAGCCGGGCGGCGGTGCAGAACGCCTGCCGCCGTCATGTGGCGCGGACAGCCGCGGTTCTGTCGCTCGACACGCCCAAGGCAGACCCGCTGCCGCCAGCCGATCTGCCGTTTGCAGAGCGGCTGGCGCTGATGAAGAAGCGCAACGCGCTGCGAATCGCACACGCACAAGCGCAAGCCTGGCAGACCGTGCGGATACCGATCAAGGGGCCATACGCCATCTGCTGGTTTGGCGATCCGCACCTCGACGATCCGTACTGCGATCTGGTCGGCTTCGAACGTGACGCCCGCATCTGCGCCGAAACCGAAGGGCTGTACGGCGCCAACGGCGGTGATTCGATCAACAACTGGGTGGGCAGGCTAGAGCGCCTGTACGGCGAACAATCCGCCACGGTATCAGAAGGCTGGGAACTGGTCGAGTGGGCGCTGAAGCATCTAGGCGTCAACTGGCTGCTGTGGATTCTGGGCAACCACGACACGTGGAATTACGGCAAAAGAATTTTCGACGGCATGAACACCGAACGCATCCTGATGCGCGATTGGGACGCCAAGCTACAACTGGCGTCGCCGTGTGGCGGCGTCACCCGTGTCTGGGCGCGGCACGACTTTAAGGGCCACTCGATGTACAACGAGTTGCACGGCCTGAAGCGGGCGGCGATGATCGACGAACACGCCGACATCTACGCTGCGTTCCACCGGCACACGTTCGGCACCGGCCAGGGTGAGTTTGCTGGCGGGCGGCGATACACGCTGGTGCGCGCCAAGGGCTACAAGGAAAGCGACGACTACGCACTCAAGGGCCAGTTTGCAGAGCAGCGCAGCGGGCAGTCAGTGGTCACGGTCATCACGCCGCGCAACGGCGTTGCTCCGGCGGTCAGCGTGTTTGAGGATGTGCAAGAAGGCGCGGACTTCCTGACGTACAAGCGCAAAAAGGCTGGGTTGTGATTGACCTTCTGTGGTATTATACCTTCCGGTACGGAAAACGCATGGGCGTTACACAATGAGCATCACCCTTGGCCCCCGGTCTATCGCCCGCTTGCAGGACGTGCATCCTGACCTAGTGCGCGTTGTCCGCCGCGCTGCTGCCATGTCTAGTCTGGACTTCACTGTGCTGGAGGGACTGCGGACGCTGCCCAGGCAGAAGCAGTTGATGGCGCAGGGCGCCACCCGCACGCTGAACTCCCGGCACCTGACCGGCCACGCCGTTGATCTGGCGCCGATGATCGGCGGCACCGTGTCGTGGGATTGGCCGTTGTACGACCGCTTGGCCAAGGTGGTGAAGGCGGCAGCGGATCATGAAAACATCCCTATCACTTGGGGCGGTGATTGGGAAAATTTTAAGGACGGCCCGCATTGGGAACTACCGTGGAAGCAATACCCCAAAGGAGAATGACATGAAGTTTGTTTCTTGGATTGTGAACCGGCTCAAAGAGCCAAGCACCTACGCCGGCGTCGCCAGCCTCGCGCTGGCGCTGGGCCTGACCGACGTGCAGTGGGAAGCCATCTCCGCTGCGGTTGCTGGTCTGGCTGGGCTTGCCGCCGTGTTCCTGATGGAAAAGCCTGAGGCGTGATCAAACTCCTGACGCTCTTGCTGTCGCTGCTTGACCGGGTGTTTACCGATTTCGGAAACGCCAAGCTGCGGGCGCAAGGGCGTCAGGATGCACAGGAGCAACTTGATGCGAATGTTGCCAAGGCTGAAGCCGCTATGGACGCTGACGATCCCGCTCGTCTTGACCGGCTGCGTGACAGGTTCGACCGCGCTCGTCGGTGACTATTGCCGCATCGCCAAGCCGATCAGTTATGACAGCAAGACGGACACCGCTGAGACGGTGAAGGAGATCGAAGCGCACAACAGCAAGTGGGCTTGTGTGTGCGATGGGGATTGCCCAAAATAGTTACTCCCCGATATATGCTAGCAGCCGCTTCACGGCCTTGATGTCCTCTGCGTAGGTCTCCGCGTCGTCCGGATGGACGTAGCCACTGGTGGAGAGCCATTCAAAAGTGGACAACACGTATTTGAGCCACACGCGGACGATGCCGTCCAGTGTCTCCGCTCCGATTTCAATCATCATTGGTTTTCTCCTGTTTGTGCCAGACTGTCCCGCCAGCACTGCAAATACCAGATAGCCTTGCCGATCTCTAACACCGTGGCGTCCTTATGCCCGGCGCGGCTCATGTACTTCAGCGCGTTCCCGCGGCAATAGCCGGCGAACTCCTCTGGCGATAGCTTGGCCTGGAGGTAGTCAATCGTCTCAATGCCGCCGACCTTGTAGTGGTCGGGATTGACTGCGTCCGTCATGCGCCCAGCCTCGCCATCAGTTCGGCGCGCTCCCGCGCGTTACGCAGCATAGCGTACCGCTGGTGCAGGCGGCGCACGA